GGCGAACCCTGACATCGATGGAAGAATAATAGACATTTTAGCTTGCAGTATCTCCGGCTAAGACGAAAACATCCGTAGCGGTGGAGATCAGAGTCGCAACCCCATGCTGTCCCGCCATTTTCGTGTGACTTTGCCGGTTATTGATTGTTGTTGAAGATGCCGTGAAAGTTATTTGCCCCGCCCCTTTCTGAACAACCGAACAGGTAAATCCTGCACCCAGCCCCGAGGGGACAGTGAGCGCGATAGCCGAGGCATTATCGCAAACGACAACCTTTCCCGCATCGGAAGAGAGTAGAGTGTACGCTGTTCCCGCCTGGTCATTAAGGGTCGCATCGAATCCGAGGATTGCATTCCCATCGAAATCGAAGTTTGCCAGGTTGCCGGCATCAATTGATACCGCCCCCGTTAATGAGTTGACTGATGAGACGGCCGAAGAGGCGGCCATCAGATTGGCGACTGTAACTTTCTTCGTCGTTCCATTGGCCGAGCCCGACGTGTCCGAGATGTCCGTGATCGGAATAATATCGTCATTGGCGGGAGTTCCGCCCAGAGCGCTAAGTGCTGAGATTTTCTTGTTTGCCATAGTTTTTTCTCCTAATCAAATGCCAACCAACTGCCGTCCTCGCAGTTTAGAAACGGACCACTTTCCATTCTCAAAACGCCGTTGACCGGTGGACCAACTGCCCCGTCCGAATCGGCATCCCCGATGTGCAACCCGAGTGATAAATAAGGCATTTTCCTTTACGCCTTGTACAAGATGCAACTACCCGAAGCTAGCTGGACACTGGTTGCCGGTACATAGCAAACCTGCCCTTGGCTGAAGACGATTGCATCGCTTATGAGATCCGCCGAGTCATCCATTTTGCCGGTGATTGCGGCCAAGACCGAATCCTCGCAAAACTGAATTGCCGTGAACCCATCGGTCCCGTTTGTCCGGGCAACAGTATCGTTCACGTAAACGCATCCGTTTGCTCCCATTGAATTAAGTATATTTATTCCGCTTAAGCCCATGATATTTTTATGTTGTTTGTAAAATTGACACTCCAAGCGTGTAGCTCGGATATGTTTGAATCGTAATTTTGTTCATGCCTTCGAGTCGCTCAACCCGATCGATTTCCAACGCTAAGGTTTCCTCCGCAATTTGCTCCTCGGCTAAGGATTTTTCTAACATGGCGTCTGCCTTGTAATAGTCAGCTACAGTGGCTAAAAGTAAGTACCTTTCGAGAAAGCGAGGGAGGGTTGTCGTACCATCACCATAGTCGCTCGGAGGGACTTGATTCCCTACTACGAAAACAGAAGTTGCCGAGGATTCGGCAGGTAGGACGAGGTAACCATCTACAAGTCGATAATCAATTTGAATGGCCGTGCGATCAGCATAAGGGTTTTTGTCGTAGACTCCATAGACGTCCAGGATTGCAGAGTTGTCGATTTGAACCGCTTTGTCAGCCGGGACGGGGGAGGTTGTGGCCGCAACCGAAAGCTCGACTACCGACATCAACTCGGGCCACTTGGCTCTTGTCCAGGCTCCCTTCACCCGATCGTTCAAGCTGTTCTTGAATGCAGTCTCCTCGACAGTTAAAAGCGAGTCCACTCCGATGGCCGAGGTGTATCGGTTTTTTAATTCAGCATAAGTTACAGTCCTCATTAACTTCCTATGACTGTTTCTGGATTCGCTTTGGCGAAGTCCCGTCTATATTCGGGATCGGACATCGAGCCCTTCCGTTCCATCTCATGGCGTAAGAAAGTAGTCGAGTCGATGGCTGAGACTAGACGAAAGTCGCCAGATCCCTTGACCTGCTCTGCGGCTTTGCGAGTCGCAATTGAACGCTTTCGATAGCCGGCTTTTTCCCGCTCGGCATCACGCTCGACTTTTTTGGCGAGGTAGTGGGCCATTTCTTCGCCAGACATTCCGCCACTTCTCTTTCCACCCTTTACGATTATATTTAGACTCATGCTTTTATAAAAAAAATGGGAAGCCGGCTACCCCATGAAACCGGCTCCCCATACATAACCAATGAGAGATTACTACTAACTCAAACTATACTTCCAAGGGCACGAGGGTTGGAAACCCTAAGCGTTGCCATACATTCGGAGAATGCCCTTTTTCCAGCCCCGTTGTCGGGAAGATCTTGAACGGTGATGCCTTCCAAGAACTTGATCGAAACGGTATCGTCGCCGGGGATCAGGTAACCCCGATCAGTGTTGACCGTACCTTCGACCGTATCGGTTCCCGATGCGCTACCATTCACACGTCCTAAGAAAAGGTCGGGAATGATGTTGATCGTAGAATAGTCAGATACATACGTTAACACACTTCTGACGAGGGTCTTCCCGCTCACATCTTGGTCGAAACTGAAGTTTCCATTTGCAGTCGTTGAGCGGGTATAGTCCGTAATTTTATTCATCACGGCAGGACCGGCGAACAAATTGTAAGTTCCCTTTGAACCTGCGGCGGTATAAACAGCCTGGAGAAGTCCACGGAATGCGGATTCGGTCAAGGATGCGAGTGAGACTCGGGAGCCACTAACTGCACGAAAGCCCTGCTTGAGGGAAGTGTCGAACGTATTTCCGGTCGCAGTCGGGTCGGACCAAATTCCAAGACCGGCCGCAAGAGCGCCAGCGGAAGAAGTTCCAGCCGATTGATCGTTGCCCGAGCCAATTGCAGTCTCAAGACTGTTCTTCAACTGAATGAGAGACTTTGCCTTGGATGCGGCGAAGAGAGATCCACCGGGAGCGACATCGATCATCTCAGCTTGGCGACTGACGGAGAAGATGTCACGGAGGGTCTGAACCCTGTTCCCAAGACGGGCCCGAGTGTCGATAAGATTGGCGGCATCGGAGATTGTTAAGTCAACGCCATCCACTACTCCACCAATCTCGGGAGAACTTAATGAGTCAACGATCCACTCGTTTAGTGTAGCCTTTGGAGCGGCTGATTGTGATAAAGTTGCGAAGAGCGGAGTCTCAGTTGGAGAAACAGTTTTTAGCACATTTTCCAGATTTTCTCTAGCGCCCTTCGTGCTTGTTACGTTGTATGATGTTGCTATAGCCATGATTATAAGATTTTTAAGATTTTTATTTTTGTTAGATTTTTGCCATCTAATCCGCAAGAAATGCGGCAAGATCGTTTTCCGAGAGTGTTTTACGCTCCAAGATCTTCGCTTTTTCAGCAGTTGACCGAGTGCTTGCCGTTTGTACGGGTGGGCTGGAATCTCCGATCTCACTTGGCGGTGGAGCTTTGGCCTTTCTTTTCTTGGCCGGCTTGCCCGCTTTCGCATGATCCGCTTTGATTGCCTCGACTCCTCTGGCTAGAGTGGCCGCTACAAAGTCAGCGTTTGGGAGGGAACCTAGAATGTGCGAATATTGGCCTTTGATTTGGTCGAAAATTTCTTTCCTCTCCTCGAAGCCTTCGCTCTTCTGAATCCATGGATGAGTCGATCGAGTGTCTTCCGCCCATTGCTGGCTAGACTGAAGATGTTGAGCCCTTTCGGGGATCTTCTCGGTCAGATAGTCCTCGGCTTGGGTCAGTATTCCCCGGATGTCATCATCCGAATATTCCTTCCCATCTACCTCGACATAATCCTTCCCGATGTGCTGGAGACTCCACCTCTTCGCCGCAATTGCCTCTTTCCTGAGTGACTCCAATTCCTCGAAGGTATTCACCTCTTCAAGTGCTGGCTTCTGCGGTTCGGTAGCGGATTGTGGATTGGCTTTTAAAGCGTCAATCTCGGCCTTTAAAGATTCGGCATTTTCCTCTGCGGATTTCGCTCGGGCAGTCAGTTTATTAACTTGCTTGAGCAACTTGCCTACTGCTTTTGGTGGCTCGGATTCAGCTTCTTCAGCGTCTTCCTCCTCCTCAACTTCTTCCTCTGATTCCTCTTCCGATTCCTCTTCGGTTGACTGTAAAAGAACGTCCTCCTGGTCGGTTTCCGCATCTGCGGGCTGAGTCTCGGACTCTGCTTTCGCTTCGGATTCCTGTTGGGCTTCCTCACTCTCCTCGACTTTCTCGACGAACGATGCCGTCAATTGCTCCAGGTTTGTAATTGGTCCCTGCGTTTCTGTCTCTGCTCCCGTTTCTTCTGTACCCGGAGCCTCGGTCGTAACTGTATCTGCCATAATTTTCCTGCGTTTGTAGAGTTCGCACTCTCTTGCGTTGAACTGCGCGACGAAGATGTCCCGCCAGTTACAATTTTAGCAGGGGGTCAGAAAAATTATTAAGGGCTATGGTCGTAAAACGGGGACCAGTTTTCCCGGAACTTTTCATACTTGCTCGAAGAGCGAGGGGAGGCGGCAAAGAGCCGGATGCACTTAGTCGGCTTGGACGAGGTCGGGATAATGTACCAGACTCGGACCGGATCGACCCAGCAAGCGATAACATCGACCTCGTCACCGATCGCGCGCTTCTTGAACGTCCCTTGACTGGTCATAACTTTGAACGAGTTGTCACTCGGCTCGGATGAGATGGCCGAAGTCCCTTTGACCTGGACTTTCAAGACTCCTTTCGGGCAATCGACGAGAAAGTCCCAGGCCACCGGCAAAGTCGGGCGATGAGGAATAAACCCCCGCCTCAACGCTTCGGCCTCAAACTCAGCCTCGTAAAGCGAGCCGAGGACGATGTTAGAAAGCTTCACTCTTCAAGCTCGGGGTCGGGCTTGAACTCGACAACGGGCTCGTCGAGCCATTCGGAAATGTCCTCACTAGCGATTTTCGCCATTTCGATGTCTTCGATGTCGCTCTCCTCGAGCCAGCGATTTAACAGAGCCCGGTGGGCCCGTTTAAATTGCTCATGCGGGGTCAGCCTCGCCATCGTCTTCATTTAACGCCTCGACAATTCTAGTGAGGCCACCAATCTCGCCCGCCAGCCTAGCCAGCTTGCTGGGATTGTCTATTAACTGAGAATCTTGAAAGTCGGATAAGCAAAAGTCTCTCTGCTCTTGAATAAATCGTCGCACGACTTTAAAATCATCACGATCAGACAGACTCGCTAACGCTTCGGGTAAAGTCATGCGGCCTCCTCCGAAGTTCCGGGCACGTTGCCGGGAGCAGTGCCTAGCTGGCCAATGAGAGCATTGCGTTGCTGGGCTTGTTGTTGCTCGAGCTGGCCAGCATATGTCTGGAGCCGAGCGGCAAACGCTTCGTCCTCTTGGAGCCTTTGCTGGACATCCTGTGCTGGAATTTCTTGAGTGCCTTGGAGCCACTGCTGAAGTACTTGCAAACGCAGTTCTGAATTGGAATTTTCTGGAGCATTCACCACCTGACCCGATGCGATTTTCGCAATGTCAGCCGAAGTTTCCTTGATCTCCTTGTCCGTTGCCTCCTGTTGGGGAGCAATTAACTGATTAGCCAAGTTCGGATCAACTGCCTCGATGACTTTTCGCAGATAAATGTCGTACCTCGCTTGCCCGGACCGATCATACTGGGCCATAAGCTTGCCGATTGTATCGAGCTTTTGGATAACCTTATCCTCATCCGCATTAAGACTGTTCCACGATATATTAAAATCATAGACCGAGGGGGTCTCGTCGAGAATTAAGGTTGCCCCTTGCTCATTGTTCGTTACCCGAAACCAGATCTCAGGCCCGCCGTAAGTCCGATCCAGTGCCCATACCCTATTCAAAATTTGCTTCCATCCTCCCAGCCAACGATTGACCAGGTGCTGTCTCACCATGTTGGCCTCCACCGCATCCAATTCGGAAGTCGCCCGTCCCGTCACCCGATTGGCCAATTGACGCAGGTGGACCTCGACTTCGGTCGATGCGGGGGAATACTTCGGAATTTCCATGAACCCAACCTCATCCCTTCGACGGACGGGGACTTGACTGCCTGGACCTAGAGTGGAAGGTTTGCGGCCAGCCGTGTAAACGATTGGCGGGACAGTAGACATGCTTGC